ACTACAGATGGTGCTTTATCTGCTGACTTTAGAACTATAGAAGTTATATATTATAATTCTAGAGGAGAAGAGGTAAGTAGAGGCACTAGACCAAACCCTTTATTTTCACAAAGAGATCCTGCTAGAACAACAGAGGTAAAAAATTCAGATGGCACTACAACAGTAACATACTTTAATCAGTATGGTATTCAAATAGGTCAAGAAGTATTGCAACCAGGTGAAGAAAAGTCTGAAGATCCTGCTACTACAGAAGGTGGAGAACAAGGTATAGTAGATTTTACAGCAGGCCAAGTAGCTGATCCTACAATGCCTGCACAAGCTGTTTATGATTATACTCCACAACAAATAGATACTGCAAAAGAATTACTAGAAAAGAATGGTTTTGACTTAAACAAACTTGCAGATGTAGTAGCTGATAAAGCTAAAGCAGGAACAGCAGTAGCACCTACATCACCTGGTGCAAAACAAGGTACTGCAACTTTAGTTGGATCACCTGGAACTGCAGTAGGAGCTGATGGTACTGTTAGTACTAAAGTAGTAGGTCAAGAAGCAACCCCAACAGAAGATGCTAAAGTAAGATCTGTTACAGGAACACCAGGTGAGCAAATAATAACACCTGATGAAATGCCTAGTAGAACAGTTACTGATACTGAAAATCCAGTAGCTGCAACAACTGACTTTGACGCAAAAACATATGTAGGTGATACACCACAATCTACTTTTGTATCTAATATAAATGATCAAAGATCTGTTGGTGTTGTAGGAGATAACGAAATACCTACAGCTGCAACTGCTGATGGTTTAAAAAGAGAAGTAACAGCTGCAGAAAAATATGTATTAAGTGGTGATGCAACTTTCTTAGCAAAAAGTTTAAACGTAGATGACACTGTAGTTGCACAATTTATTGAAGGTAATGTACAAGCTAGAGATACAGTACAAGGACAATTAAGTTTATTAATGGATCAGTTTAATGATGGCACTCCTACTTGGGCAGCAGGTGCTATTAGGGCAGCAAATGATACAATGGCTGCTAGGGGGATGGGAGCTAGTTCCTTAGCGGCAGCAGCCATAGTGCAAGCCTCTATGGAATCAGCCCTACCCATTGCTCAAGCTGATGCTCAAGTATATTCTAATATGAATCTTACTAATCTTAACAATCAGCAAAAAATAGCTTTAGAAGTAGCTGCAGCTCAAAGAGGTACACAACTACAGAATTTAAGTAATGAACAACAAGCAGAACTTGCTAAAAGTACAAGTGCTTTTCAATTAGGAGCAACAAGCTTATCTAACTTACAAGCTGCTCAGGTAGCTAATGCACAGTTAAGAGCAGCTCTACAAGGTCAAAACTTAACTAATACACAACAAACTAATATAATTGAAGCAGGCAGATTTGCTGAAATGAATAACCTAAATCTTAGCAATGAGATGCAAGCCAGGTTACAAGACACAGCAAACAATCTACAAGTAGATATGTCTAACATGAGCACGAAAGCTCAAGTCGTATTATCTGAATTACAAACTCAAGCTGCTCTAGCAGGACAAGAATTAACAAATGCACAACAATCAAGTGTTGTTAAATCAGAACGATTCTTTAGTGCTAATAACTTGACTTTTAACGCAGAACAAGCTAGAGTTCTATCTAATTCCAAAATGATTGAAACTCTAGAGCTTGAGAATTTAGACTTTGAGCAAGCTAGAACTGTACAGAATGCTGCTACATTTGCACAAATGGAAATGGCAGGGTTAAATAACAGACAACAAGCACAAGTAGCTAATGCTCAAAACTTCTTACAAATGGATTTACAAAACTTGTCAAACGATCAACAAGCTGCAATACTAAGTTATCAAACTAAGTTCCAAGGCTTGTTATCTGATCAAGCAGCTAAAAACACTATGGAACAATTTAACGTAACTAGTGAAAACGACATTGCTAAATTTTATGACAACTTAGCTGCAGACATATCTAAGTATCAAGCACAACTAGATACAACAATTAGTCAATTCAATTCTGGTCAAATAAATACTCTTGCACAGTTTAATAATACAATGCAAAACAATAGAGATCAGTTTAATGTTAAAAATCAGCTAGACATAGCTAAGTCTAATGCTGAATGGTATAGACAAGTTAATACTATAAATACATCAGGTGAGAATGCAGAAGCTGCAGTAAATGCAGCAAATTACTTAGAACTTTCTAATGTTGCACAAGCTAATATGTGGCAAGAATATAGAGATATAGCAGATCAAGCATGGACTGCATCACAAAATGAAAGAGATAGAGGATTTCAACTAGCTATGGCAGCTCTACAATCACAACACGAAAAAGAATTTTTTGATATGCAACTAGATGCTCAAAATGGTAAATCTTTATCTGCTTTTATATGGGAATTAATTTTTTAGGAGATACATATGGTAAATTCATGGACAGAATTATATGAGGCATATAAAGGAGCAAAAGACATTTATGAAACTTTTAAAGGGGATGATGGTCCTTCTCAACAACAAGTGCAAGCTTCACCAGGAAACATTAAAAGAGGTAGAGGATTTAATCAAAGAGTTGTAAGTGGTGTAGTTGGACCTGCAAAAGTTACAAAAGTAAGTTTAGGCTATGGAGATCCAGAAGCAATTCATACTACTTTTGTAGGACACACATTAAGAAATTATAGACTTTCGTAGGAGAAAATTAATGCAAAAACAAGATACATTTCCTAGCGGTAAACCGTATACCCCAATAGACAGTGTACCTGTTCCTGGACAATCTTTAACTAGACCAAAAGGGGAGTATAATTGGGAACAACCACCACAGCATACAAACCCTGATAGTGCTATAGCTGAAATTATGGATAAAATATCTACACCACAAGGCATGGGTAGAATGTTTGCATTATTAGAAAATGGTATAACAGTAGTAACAATGGTAGATGCAATGGTTTTATCCGGTTTTGCACAAGGAAAATTTAATCCTAATGTAGCAGAATTAATTAAACCTGATTTAAGAGAGTTTATTATGCTATTAGCAGACAAAGCAGAAATTAAATACAAAAAAGGAGTAGTTAAGCCTAAAGGTAATTTTGATAAAACACTAGAAGAATTACAAGATAAAAAAGGTGAAGTAGAAGAAATGATGAACCCTAAAGAACCTGCTGATATATCTGATGAAGAGCCTATAGAAGATTCTGATGAAGAACCAAAAGGTTTAATGATTAGAGCAAGACCTATAAGTCTTATGGAAAGAGGAGATATGTAATGTCAAAAGCATTTAGAAGTGGATTTTTTTCAGGAGCACTAGATCAAGGCACATCTAGAATGAAAGCTCGTGATGAAGCATATGACGCTATGGTAGATCAAACATTTAATATAATACCTCAAGCTATAAAAGCAAAAGAAGAAATTGAGTATGAAAGAAAAAAACGACTTGATAAAGCAAATCAAATTGCTAAAACTTTTAAAATAGATTTAGATGCTGCAAAAGTTTTTTTAAATGATTTTGATCCAGATGGTAAAGAAAATATATTAACATTACAAAAAACTTTTAATCAACTAGAATTACAAAAAGACCAAAAATTAATTGACAGCACAAAAACAATGCCTACAGGTTTTGTAGAAAGTACTAAAACTGTTAATCTACCTACAGACACATCTTCTGGTTTTGATAAATTATTTGGAAAACCTACTTTAGCAGATGCTATTGGAGGTGCAGAGCAACGATTAGGCCTTACACCTGGTACAGGAATGGATGCTTTAAATTACGTAGGACCTGCTAATTTATCGCCTGATCCTTATCGTTTTCAAACGTCTGGAGCATATAGTTTTAGACCTGAATCTACACAGGTAGGTTCAGGCACTCTAAATGATGAAAAAGTTATTAGTAGTGATTGGATAACTAAAGTAGGAGGTACAGCAAAAGCAGATGGTACTATATCATTTAATCCTTATTCTATAAAAACAGGAGTTGGTACTGATGCTTTTACGTTTGATGACGCAAACTATGGACCTTGGATAGGAACTTTTAATACTACAATGTCTGAAGTAAATAGATCTAGAAGAAATAAAAATGGTCTTACTATAGACGATGTAAATGATAATAGTGAATTAAAAATATCAGAAGGAGTTGGTGAGATAGTAGCAGGAATATCTGAAGCTAATAGGCTTGTTACAGTCAATCCTGTTTTTATGAAAGAAGATGGTACTACAAATTTTGAAAATTTAAAACATCTTTATTCGCATGACCAATCAGGTACATTAGGAAAACGAATATCAGAGTCTCAAACAAGTATTCCGTATGCAGGTCTTTATGAAGTATTAATGAATAATAATGGAATTAAAGATCCAGAAGAATTAAAAGAAATAAACAGTAATCCATCGCTTACAGAAAATAGTGTGCCAAGACCTCAATACAATATAGGTCAATTAAGAGCATTAAAACTAGACAAAAATTATGATACTAAAAAATTAACAACAACATATAAAGGTAAAGTAATGTCTGTTGAAGATGCTCAAGCAGCTTGGGATGCTGAAGAACAAAATAAAATACAATTTTTAACAAAGCATATAGGTGAATCTGCTACTCAAAGATTGGTCGCAGGTGTTTATGGAACAGGAACATATAGTACTCTGCATAATGACATTGACGATGGTGTAGCAGGATCGTTTTATAATAAAAAGTATATAGGAAGCGAAAATGTTGCAGAACAAAGATTAGTAACCATATTAAGAAACCAAGGTGTACGAGAAAATACAATAAAAGCTATGACTGTAGACAAAGCAGATAACCTTCTTAAAAGAGGTCTTTTAACTAAAAAAGATTTATCTTTTGGTTATGAAAAAGGATGGATACTTACAGGTATTACACTTACAGGAGATGATCCTGATGCAAAAGCTCCTAGAATAGGTTATGTTAAAGATCATTATAGATGGTATGATATACAAACTGGAAGAATGTATGATTCAGAAGGAAATATTTTAAAACCAAAAAAACGTGGTGATTAAATGAGCACAGTTGAAGATCCTTTAAAATTTAATTGGGAAGAAGAAGATCAGTCTAGGTATGCAGATCCTGACTTTGAAGAAAGGGGTTTGTCACAACAAACAAATAAAATAATTGAAGGAGAACGTGTAGAAAGTTTTGATACTACTAATCCTTATGAAGAAAAAGATCTCAACATGGATGATCTATTTTATAATAATGAAGAAGTAATTTCTAGTATAAGAAAATATTATTTTGATAGGAATAAAACACCTAATAATAAAGATGTAGAAGACTTAGTAAACGAGTTCAGAACTGATATGCGATGGATGGAAAGCAACGAAGTATCTGCTGCAACTACTTTATATTACCTTAATAATACATCACAAGAAGCTGTTAATAATTTTAGAAACGCTTATGACGCATTTAAAGCTATGCCTAAGTTTTATGAACAAGGAACAGTAGATGAAACAGCAGGAGAAAGAGCATTTAGATTTGGTGAAGGTGTTTTTGATTACGTTGCATCTACAGTAGCATCACCTACAGGTGTTTTATCTTTGTTTACTGGAGGAGCAGGAACTGCTGCAAAACAAGCTGCATCTAGAGCTTTTATGACTAAAGCTATAGAAAGAGCTTCACGACAACAATTATTTAATAAGATACAAAGAAAAGGCATGTTAACAGGGGCAAGAAATGCAGCTTTAGTAGATATGGTAGGTGGAGTAGCAACTAATACAGCTACTCAATTTACAAGACAAAAGATAGGTGCTCAAGACGATTTTGACTATGGCCAACTAGCTTTAGTAGGTACTGCGTCAGCTTTACCTGGAGGTTTAATGGGTGCATATACAGGTAGAAAAGCAGTTAAAACTACTAGAGAAACTATGGATTTATTAGAAGAGGGTTTTGAAGCATTGGGAGGTGCTGCGTTAAGAGAGTATAGTGGTAAGGCAGGTAAGGTACTAGCACAAAAAGAAACTAAGACTGTAGCAGAAAAACTAACAAAAGAATTTGATCAGTTTCAAGACAGTTTAGATAACCCTACTAAAAAACCTTTAGACAAAGACATAGTAGAAGAAGGTGAAAAGATACTAAAAGAAGTAGCAGATGAAATTGGTATAGAGTCTAAAGGTGGTAAATTTAGCCTTGCACCAGAAGTTATGGAAAGAGTAGCAGGTGCTGCAAGAACAATACTAAAAGAAAGCGGAGAAAAATTAGATCCTAATAGAAGAGTTAGTGAACAAGTGTATGAAATGCTTCGAGATAAAAAGATACCCTTTGAAGTATACAGGGATGTTATACAAGAGTTCGGAATAGGTGTAGAAGACTTTGCTAAAGTAGTTCTTATGCAAGCATCTGAGTATGGTAGAGGACTAGGAAGCATAGCTAGTATAAAATCTGATTATGCTATAACAAGCATGAAAGCTATAGGTAGTGATATTTTAGCAGCACATAAAAAAACAGAATATGAATTATCTATGGATGCTATGAGAGGGTTAAGTAAAAAATCAGGGCGTGAAGAACCTGGTTTTTGGTTAAGAGTAAATAATGTTAGAAAGGGTTTGTTAGTATCTCAACCTGCTACAGCTATTAGAAATGGTTTATCAGTAGGAGCATTCCAAGCTGTTCCTGATATTGCTTTATCTGGATTTGAAAGAATTATGGCTAAGTTAGCAGGAAGACCTATGCAGGGTGGTTATGTTTCTGATATGAGTGCACTAACAAAACATGTTTTAAACATAGGAACAGGAGATAAAAAAGGAAATTTATATATAGCACAAATATTAAGAGATTTACCAAAACAACAAGATAGGCTTTTTGGTCATTTATTTGGTGACATAGCTAATGATACAACTGCTGAAGCAGGAGAAGGAGTTTTATCTAAAATAGGAACTGGAATAGAAGACGGTGTTAAAATATTAAATTTTCTAAACAGAGGCCAAGAACATTTATATAGATCTGCTGCATTTCTTACTCATATAGAAAGATCTTTATCAAGATCAGGTTACGATACACTAGATGATTTAGCTAAAAATGGAGCAATAAGAGCAAGTAAGGGAGGTGTTATAGATGATAAAATGGTTTCTGATGCTGTAGATTTTGCTATGGAATTTACTTTTGCTAATAATCCACCTAAAACTGATGCTTTTGGTAGAATAGGAAATAAGATTATTGATATTATAAATAATAGTCCTTTAACTTTAGCAATACCTTTTCCAAGATTTATGTTTGCTGCTATGCGTTATCAATACGAATACTCTCCTTTAGGTTTACTACATAGTGGAGGTATAGGTATAAAAAAATTTGTAAAAGGTAATATAGATCCAAGCACTGGAAAGAAGTTACTTGGTGCTGATGGTAAACCTTTAAAAGGCAGAAAAAGACTTCAGTCTTTAAATCAAAAAGAAGTTAGAGATATAGGTAAAGGCTTATATGGATCACTAATGCTTGGTATAGCTTTCGAGGCAAAAAATTCTGAGTACGGAAAAGACACAAAATGGTACGAATTAAAATATGATTTAAACAAACCTGATGAGGTAATAGATACTAGGGCACTTTTTCCTCTACCCCAATACTTATTTGCTGCTGATTTTATTAATAGACTTGGATCTGGTAGAATGAAGGATTCTAGTCAAGTTACAAAAGAATTTATACAAGCAACTACAGGAGCTAACTTTAGAGGAGGTAATATTGGAAATTTAGCAGTAAGTGGTCTTATAGATTTAGCAACTGGAGCTACACAAGATTCAGCAAATCTTAATAAAATATATAAAGCTGCGTTAGATTTAGGATCAAATGTTTTGTCACAATATATGCAAACTTTTAATATTTTTAATGACGTGCTTATGCAGTATGACATAGATGAACCTTATTCAAAAGATTTTTTAGGAACAGGTAGAACTGGTAAATCACAGGTAGGAATTTATGACCTAAGGATGAGAGATAATTTATCATCTCCTGCGTTGGTTAAAATACTTGCAAAACTACCTGCAGGATTAGGTAATGTTTTATATAGAGATATCTATAATGAAGAAAGAAAGTATACTATAGATCCCACACTTCCTGTAAATGAAAGAATACAAAAAATTAATCCTTTATTAAAACAGTTTTTTGGACTAACGGTAGGAAAAACAAGTATGGTTATGAAAACTTTAGATTACTATGGACTAGATTATAGTGATTATAAATTTATAGGAGGAGATGCAGAAGCACAAAGACAACTTAATCACTACTTACAACGTGTAATAAATTTTCATATGCCATATATAATAAGTGATGCTAATAGCCCATTTAATCTAGAGGTAGAACGAGCAAATAATAAGGCAAAAATAGAAGGAACAGATCCAAACTATATAAAAGTTAAAAAATTCTTAAAAGAAGAACTTAAAAACTATAGAGAAAAAGCAAGAGATATGTTAGAAGTAGAGAACCCTGCACTACTAGATCTTTGGAGAGAACCAAAACGTGTACCTGGCATCGACAGAACAATTATGGATTATGATGCAGGAGAGGGAGCTTATGAAAAAAGATTAGATACGATTGCATCACAAGTAGAAAGAACTATAACAAAAGATTTGCAATTTTCTAAAGAACCTTCTAACTTAGGATTTACACCAAAAGCTGATGAGGATGAAGATATAGATAACTTTTGGACAAACGAAGATCAATCCAGATATAAGTAATAAATAGAGGCGTGTTTCAACTAAAGGAGAAGTAATATGGCAGAAGCACAAAAAACTAAGAAGACTAAAAAAGCAGCACCTAAGAAGGCTGCACCAAAACTTGCTGAAACTGTAACAGTATCACCGTATAAGAAAAGCGGTATCATACTTGGTGCATCATTAGTAGGTTTATTGATACTAGTTAATATTTTAAGTAGTTCATAAGATGGCAGAACACAAGCATCAAAGACGATTTACAAATAAAATGCAAGCAGACGCATTCTATTCTGTTGCCAAATACGATTTAAATATGAATTGTGATTTACCCTGGCACGATAGAGACAAATGGATTGTAGATTATAGTGGTTGTCCTTCTTGCTCATGTGATGAAGGAGAAAAGTAAAAGGGGATACTAATGGGGATAAAAAATAGGATAAAAGAAGCGACTGTACTAGTTGTTTCATTTAGCATGGTATTGAGCCTAGCCTTATCTACCACTCTTAGAGGTGAGGACTCAAACATAACAAATACAACGACTAGTACGGTAACTTCAACAAACACAAATACCAATAACAATACAAATAATAATACAATTAATAGTACATCTGTTGCAACGAATAATAATAACAATGTAAATACTAGTACTATAACTACAACTGCTACTAATAATAATACTACAACTAGCACGAGCAATGTAACTTCTGATATTACTCAGACACAGAATGTAACAAACAATACTACCAGTGCTATAACTAGTAACTCTACATCAAGCAATACAAATCTAAATACAAATAACAGTACTAACTTAAATACAAATAATTCTACAAGCACTTCTTCTGTATCTACAGAAAGTATAAACACAAATACAAATCAAAATACAAACATAAATACTAATAACAATAATAGCACTAGTATATCTAGAAATGATTCTACACAAAAGGTAACTCAAAGAATTAAAACTGCTCCCCCCTCCGCCATAGCTCCTTCCATAATGTCATATTCCCAGGACCTATGCACCACAGGAGCTAGTTCAGCGGTCCAAACTCAGTTCTTTGGTGTATCATCTGGTAGAAGTGTGCGAGACGAAAACTGCGAAAGATTGAAAAACTCCAAGGCTCTTTATGACATGGGTATGAAGGTAGCTGCTGTTGCTCTACTCTGTGAAAATCCTGGCGTGTGGAGATCGATGATGCAGGCAGGCACACCCTGTCCGTATAAAGGTAAAATAGGCCAAGAAGCTAAATTAGCTTGGGAAGAAAACCCACAAGACAGACCTGATTGGGAAGAAGTAAAGAAAGAAATCTCTACTCATGAGTTTAAAGCATATAAGAAAAAAGATTTCTGTAAGCGTTATTCTACACACAAACTATGCTCAGACTAATATTCATCTTATTGTTTAGCACTTCAGTGCAAGCAACAGATCCTACGTTCACTGTAGGCACTGATCCTATTATTGATATAACAAGTACAGGCACAGGTCTTAGCTTAGGCGATGATCAAATGTCTGGGATGAAAAATATTGGTTTTGATTTTACCTTCTATGATCAGACTTTCTCTCAAGTAAATATATCTATGAACGGTTTCTTTACCTTTCAGTCAAACTTTTCTGTACCTAGATCAAGAAATTACTTATCCGAAACACTACCTGCTACTTCATTCAATTACTCTGTATTTCCTGCATGGTCGGATTATATTAGAAGATCTAGTGGCAACCAATCTCCCTATATAAAAACATTTGGACAAACATCAGATACGGATCAATATTTTGTTATTATGTGGGACAATGTTTCTGAATATAGTAACGGATTAAAAAGCACTTTCCAGGCTATATTATATGAAACAACTAATGAAATATCTTTTCGCTATGATGAGCTTCGTATTCAGAATCACGATTTGACAATAGGCTTGCAAGGCAACAACGAAGCCGTGACGTATTTAAGGTATGAAGACACCAATAGCACAACCTACAGTGAGACTGATGATTTTAGTTTAACTACAGCAGAAGTTGTAGATGAATCATTTAGTAATTTATCTTCTGAGTGTTTAGTTGATTCTGATTACTCAGAGCTTTGTGATGTTTATGATTTAAGTTTTGATGTAGAAGAAGATGAAGATTATTATTTACAGGGCTCAGGGGTTTCTGATGCCATGTTGTTAGGATATGATGATGAGGAGGATTTTTATGGGTTCAATACTGAAGAAGTTTATACAGGAACATCTGTTTTTTCTGCGGTTACTGATAGCAGGGATGGTGGCGGTACTTACTATGATGACATTGGTAGCATTAGCTATTTTGAGTATGATACAAGGGATGTAATAGAAAATGAAAACACTTTTGATAATTTTGATATACTTGATTTTGGGGATTATACTTTGGATAATAGTGAGGAAGGAACACTAGCTTTTATAGAAATAGATTTAGATGTGTTACCACTACCAGATACACTACCTGACATAAGACTAACTGAAGACGAGTTTGTAGAGTTTGCTCAACATATGGATGAACATTTTGATTTTGAAGATGAAATGGATGGAGAAACATGGGATGAGCAGTTTGAAAACTTTGAAGAACCTATTGAAGAAGAAATAGAACAAAGAGAAGAACTAGAGGAGCAGTATGAAGAAGAAATATTAGAAGAAGAGGAAGAAGCATTAGATGAAGCTATTGATGAGATAAGCCCAGAAGAAGTGGAAGAAGGTAATCCGGAAAGGTCTGAAAGAAGAAGACAACTAGTAAGAAACAACATTAATGCTACAAATAGAACAACTTCAAATATAGTGAACTCTAGTATATCTGCAGGACAATCTTCACAAAATGTGAACTCAGGTGGTAGCTCTTCTAGTGCTGTTGTATCATCAAGTGGTGGAGGTGTTTCTACATCTAACTCCCCTAGTATATCTGCTCAAATATCTGCAGCACAAGTACAAACTAATACAGTACTACAATCTATAGAAGTTATACCTATGCCTTCAATGGACAATACACCTTCTGTTGCTATGGCAGAAGTCCAGGTAACCACTATGGAAAATCAAATACAAAGTGTTACATCATCTGTAATGACATCATCAGAAGCAGATCAAATAGCAGAAGAAGTAGTTGCTAGTAACATAAGACAACAACAAGAAAATTCCCAGGCTCAACAAGAAGAGTCTGGTGAGTATGATTCTCAAGGCCAAACTAATTTAATTGCCTTTATGAATTATGTACCAAACTTTAATAGTTATTCGGCTGTTACTATACCAGATCAAGCAAACTGGTATCAGCCTACTCAGATATATGCAGACGCTGTGTTGAGGGACAATGGTAATGCATATGGAGAACTAGTTAATACTAGTATGAGTACTTTGTACGATGTGATGCAATCACAACCTGTACAATTATTTATAGATAGGAGATAGTTATGAAAAACATATTACCAAAACTTCAACAGTATATAACCATAGTGGGGGTGATCACCGCAATAGGTGGAGGCTTCTACACCTGGGGACAATTTAATTTACGACTTGATAATATTGAAAAGAAAAAAATTAAGACTGTAAATATTGCACCACTGAATGAGTCCATAGCTGAATTATCAACACAAGTAGAAGGTCTTGAAAAAAGATTAGATAGGCTTGAAGGAAGGTTTGATAAAATAGGTAACAATGATAACCCTTTAGCTAATTAATTTATATTGTAAATAGTATCTATGGATATAATTAATTTGATTAATAGTATAAAATGAGTATAACTGTCCTCAACACATAAGGAGGCAGTCGTGCAGTATTTTATAGGGTTAAGTTCAATATTTACTCTTATAACATGCATATTAAGGGTAATATAAAAATTTTAGCATGTTTTTGAAAAAAAAGATCTCATAAATGAGTTCTAAGAGGGTTTTGATACCTTCCTAATAGTAAAGCTCCCAAAAGAACTAATTTGTCTCAGGGAGCTTCTATGAGGCTTACAGAGGATTTAGGGGTTTTTTAAGGTTTATTTCTTGTTTCCAACGTATAAACCGAACCAAGCAGCTCCTGCACCCACAATTACTGATACAAAAGCTGATTGAGCATTAGTTGGATCAGGTAAAGTCATAAACCACATACTAGTTTTATAAAACATTACTCCATACAAACTAATTAATAGACGAGGGAACACTCTCCACTTGTCAAATCCTTCGGCATTATTATACCAGGACTTTTTTTCTACTTGTACTACTTTAATTTCTTCTGCCATTTATTTCTCCTTATGCAAATCCTGCCATATCACGAATCTTTTGTTTAACTTTTTCTTCTCTAGCTATCTCTAGCTTGGCACGATCATCTCTTTCTTTTTTAGTACTATGTGCATACACCTGTTCAAAGAATGAAGTGTCATGACTATTAAAAGCATCATAAAATTCATCTACAGTAAGTTCATATGATGTTAAACTTTTTAAATTAAATAAATATACTATAGACATTATTTACTCCTTGCTTTGAATAAGCGATTCCCAAACCAGAAGCTAATAATGGCAGCAAAGATGGTTTTTGATTCCTCATCCCAGGCAGCTAATATAGCAGGTAGTAACTCTTCTCCACCTTGCATAGCTAACATTACATAAGTAATTTTAACAAATGCAAATATACTAAAAAAAGCATATGTTATAACCGGTCTTACTGACGCTTGTAAAGCAGACACAAATGTAGATTTGTTTGCTTGAGCCAATGACTCAGCATGTTTATACAAACCTTTTACTTCTTCTATGTCTGCTTCTGCATCTAGTTCTTTTAATTTTAGTTTACTTAATTCTGAAGCGTATTTAGCTTTCGCTTCCAACATAAGTAGTTCTTGTTTATTGGCTTGTTTCTTTTCAAAGAATCCTAATACAGAGGGAAGAAAAGAAGTTCCGAAGCCGAGAACTGATCCAAGTAACGACAGCATTACTCAGCCTTTTCGTTAATTTTAACAGCTTGTAGACCTCTAAGTTCTTCCATTAGTTGAAAGACACTTTTATAGTCTAGCTGTCCTAAAACATTAACAACTTTATTTAAAGTTTCTAAAGTTATTACATATGTTTGAGGCACTTCAGGTTTTTCTTCCTGCTCAAATGCTTCATTTACATCTGGGGTAGACGGATCATCTGCAATAAATTTTCCATCTTCTGTACGTGCACGTTTTTTTGTCATTTTATTCTCCATCAAAGTTAATATCAAAATCAAGATGAGGTAAATCCTCTTCTTCGTGAATACTTTTCTTCTTTATATCTATACTGTCAAAAACAAATCCTGCAGTTCTTAGTATAGTATCTAGATGAAATACTACGTCTTCTAGATTAGAGCACGCAAAAGTGTAACGTGCATTAAAGTCATAAGATGTACCTGTGTCATCTTTTATTTTTATTTCAAAGTGTGTCATTATGTTATATCCACTATTTCACAAGAATCAGCAGTACAAGCCAACTCTTGGCCTCCTCGTGTGCTGTCTTCTTTTTCTAACTCAGAAAGATCTTGCCAATTAATATTCTTAGGCATTCTCTTTTTAAGATCAAGGTATTCTTTTTTAGTGCATTCCTGGTAAGGAGCTTGTTTGTAAGTATGATCTGAATGAGGTAAGAAAGATATTCCTGCAACATCATTAAAGTTTTCATACACCCATGCACCTACATCAAGCCATTCGTCTTCTTTTACAGTTATTGTAACAGAGGGTTTATGTTCACACCAATTTTTTTGATATTTAAGCCACAAGTTTAATTGTTCTAAAGCACTAGTATCGTTACGTGTAACTGCTTTTTTAGGAGACTTTACAGGGAAACTAAAAACTACAGTGCTATCTGGTTGCATAATATCATCTTCTACAGGCACACCTGCTGATTGCATAAACTGTGTTAAAGGATCTTTTTTATCTCCTCTAACAGTTCTAATGTAATACTCAGAATGCCTAGCATGAATACCAGAAGCAGAGTCTACTAACTGAGATACAGTTCCAGAGGGTTTTACACAAGTAATAGCAGTTGATTGGGGTATACCTAATTGTTCTGATAATCTTAGATTTGTATCAACAGCTACTTGTTTTAGTTGTAAAAGTAGATCAGATAAGTATCCTGCAGATGCAGTATTTAATAATTCATTATCCATAATACCTGTAAGAGAAACACCAAGAAGTCTTTCTTCTTCTGTATTGTCTCTCCATATCTTTCTAAGGTATTTTAAATCTGTTAAAGTAGATTGTATTGTACCAAGTATGGTAGCTAATTCTATCTTTCTTTCTAAATCTTTTATAGTATCATCTGATCTTACAACTACTTCTGTAAGATTACAAAACTGATATGGTCTTAGTATAATCTCAGAGCATGGATTAGTACCAAAATCATAGTCTGCATTTCTTCTACCATTCTCTAATGACTTTTCTACAGCAGACTGTCTGTTGTATATACCACGTTCACCTGATTTAGAATTATATAATGTAAGCCATTCTTTCATAAAGATACCTATAGGTGGTTTTTCTTTATAACATACAGAGTTATTAGCTAATGCTCTTTGACCTTCATTATTCCACCACTCACCAGATTTAGCTAAAGCCATTTCCTGGTCTTGTAAATCAGATAGACTAATAAGTGCAGAACGTCTTACCCCACCTACTACTACAACTGAACCTATCTTACACATAATGTCATGGCATTCTATAGATTTTAATTTTCTTCCTGCTGCACCTTTAAATATATTTACAGTAAATCTAAACAGATCATCTAAAGGATCAGGACCACTTGATCTACCGCCAAATGTTTTTAGTCTTGCACCTGCAGGTCTTAGTTTAGATAAATCCCAACTAGGTATCTGACCAGAATATAATAAATGAATTAATTCTTTATAGCCTTTAGCCCATCCTGTTTTGCTGTCACCGACTACAATAGTTGTTTCACTATCTTCAAAAGATTCGTTAACTGTTGGTAATTGTTTAGTATACTTTCTTTCTACAGAAAAACCTACACCTGTTCCACACATAAGTATGTATAAGCATTCATCGAAAGATCTAACACTATCTACAGGAAGATAAGAACAGTTATATGCAGCTACATGACATCTTTCTAAAGCAACACCTGCTGTCATTAATGCTCTCATAGAAGGCATAATCTCTAGATTAAGAACAGCATCTTGCAATTCTTTTCTTTTTTCTACAGACAAACTAAAGTTATTATTTTCTTTAGTATGTTTTTCTAGATAATTAAAATATCTATTAACTGTTTCTTCCCAGGTTTCTCTTCTGTTTTCTTCTTCAATCCATCTAGCATATCTAGAAACATGAATAAAGCTTTGATAATCTGTGGGTAAACTTACACTATTGCTTTTTGTTAAATCATATACTCCCATTCTTCTTTCCTTTTAATTTATTTTTGTTATCAAAATAGGCTGTGTTCCAACCTCGTAGCCATTCCTTATGGCGTACATTATTTTCTCCATAAGGGTTTTTTAATACTCCTCGTGAAAAAGCTCTAAAGCCCTCATCGAACTGAATACGAAGGGGAGGCCATTGTCCTTTTCGAGGTCTTGATCTTTTCGACTTCGATCCCTTCGATGTCGTAGAACGAGTCTCGTATGATCTGTTCGATCTCATCTCTTACATCTCCGTCTATAGGTAGTGGGTATTCTTCTGGGTTAATCTCTAAACTAATCGTTAAATTTAATCTCATCTTTTAAGTCTGCATCCAAACGGACAATGCCTATTAGCTTGTCCAAATACCAACGTGCTTTTTGTAAATCTTCTAAAGCACGATCCTTATAGGTATATCTCCAAATGTATTTTAAGATTGCTCCCTTTAAATACCCTCGAAATTCTTTTTCTCCCATAGACGCTTCGATAGCTTCTATAGCTTCTACTTTACCATTGTTATAATGAGAAGGATAATTTACTGGATCATCTTTTTTAGTCATCATTACCCCATTGATTAAAATAAATTACGTTATCTTTTTTTACTACTTTTTCTTTTTTTTCTGTAGGTTCTTTAATAAGTTTATAGAAATATGCAGCATACTCAACAATTTCTTCATTATCTCCACAGTAACTAAAACCAACCATAGCACGAGCAAGATCACTAACTGCATCAACCATACCATAAGAGTCATCATGTTTTTTAGGAAAATGTATATTTGTTGAGTGATTCCAATCTCCTTCTGCACTCTTGCGAGGTCTTAATAATATTACTACTTCTTCGTCATCAACTTCAAGTATTCTTTTCATCTACAACCTCATCTTCATTCGTGTAATAGAACCATCTTGGCTCTCTGGCTGAGGATGCTTCTTGAGGTTTGTATTCTAAATTAGGCCAACAGCTAAATTTATAATCACACCAATAGCATTCTTCACCTAAAACTCTTTTACCTGTAGGTACTTTACGAAACTTTTCTTCTATAGAGTCAAAGCATCTTTTAAAAGGTACATCAGATTCTAGTTTTTTTACTTTATCTAAAGCTTGATCTACAGTTTCTTGTACTTCTTCTTCGGTAGACTCATCATCCAGGTAAGATATTTCTCCGCTAGACTTATTAACTGCCCACCAACCACCAACTTTTTTCTTAGCTCCTTTAGAGTAAAGATGTAGTTGTGTAAGATAGCCGAAACTATCGTGAGACTTTAATCCTTCAAAGCTTAAAAACTTATTTCTAAAAGCCCAGGGACTACAAGATTTAATATCATCTACTTTATCATCTACATATAAATCAGTTTCACCTGTTAAGTTTTCAGTAATCTCTATGCTGTTACCTTCCTTATAATCAACTCCAGATGATTTTAATATAGCTTTTAGTATAGCTTCTATTGCATCACCAAATGTAACAATCATTTTAAAAGTATAAGGTTTATCTTCTGCTCTTGCTCCTGCTTTCGCTAATTGCAGTTGACATAAAGGTTTTCCTAAATTAGAAGGTCTTGGTTTAAAAGAAAAATCTTGAGGAGTAAATTGTTTTTTAAGAGCCTGCTTAAAATCTTCGGCAGCTTGATCAATTATCTCCTCAGACATTGATACCTCTCCTCTATTAGCAGACTCAAGGTAAGCTATTACTCTAGCTAAATTATCATTCATTATTCAGGTAACGTATCAGTAACTTCAATAAAATCGTTATCAATAACTTTAGCGTCTATATCACTTGTGTAACGCTTTGCTTCATAAGATCTAGCACGAATGTTATCATTGTGTCCTGTGACATATGTTAAGAAAGCTCTATTAACTTCCATGTCAGCATCTGTAAAAGGCACAGCTTCAGAAGTAATAGTAGGTGTCACTACATACCAAGATATAGCACCAGATTGTTCTAGTTTAAAGTTAAGTTTTACTTCATGTTTAAAAGGCATCTTCTTAGTTTTATAAAATTGAGACATAACATCTCCAAAGTTTTTATACGTTCCTCTATTAGATATCTGAAACATAATAGGAAGATTATCAAAGCTTACAGGATCTTTACCTTCTCCTACAAAACCTTTTTCTACTCGAAGTAAACCAAATACTACACGATATCTTTTAGCACCTCTCCACCAATTCTTACGATCTTCTGAAAGGTTATCCCAATCTTCTACTTTAAATTTACCACAATTTACACCACCCTCTTCATCAAGAGCTTCTTCACTAGGATGTTTAACAAATACAGATTTATTAACATAACGGCCTTTTAAATCATTACCATCTTTGTCTTGCCAGGTAGCATTCTCATCATACCTTTGATAGAAAAATCTTTGTTGAAATATTCTTATATATGCGTCTTCAGCATATACAACACCATGCTCTGGATGATATACTTTTATAGTACCATCAGGTATCTTGTTGCCTTCTGCATCTCTTGCTTTATTATTTACAGTTACACGAGGAAATCCTGGTGCATTTGCAGCAGACTGTTCTGCTTCGTTTACAAAACCAAACTCTCCGGCTATTTGATCGTAAGGTAAATTATCTATATCTTTTATTGTTAGTGCATTCTCTGTCATGCTATTCTCCTGTCTATATTGTTGTCTGTTATATCCAAATTCGTTAGTTTGTCAACATCTATTTCAGTCATTTCAAACCAATCATCACCTATTTTTAACTCTACTTCCATAGGTACATCTAAGGTTAAATTAAATATTTTATCCATTGCAGGTCCAACACCCATCATAGCTTTATAAATAAGCTTAGGCACTATTTCTAATTCATCTGGATGTATATCAATTACTATAGAATCATGTACTGTGTTTATAAATTTACTCTTTAAATTCATAGACTTAGTGATGTTATTGTAAAGCACACAAGATAGAGGTACAAGGTCAGCAGTTGCTCCACTTTGTACAGGATAATTTTTTATCTTGGTTGCCTCAGTAACACCATTACGTAATCGTTTAACTTCTGGAAAAGCAAATTGTCTACCTGTTATAGTAGTAATTTTTTTATGTAGCATAACTTCTTCTTGAAGATCGGCATGCCATTTAGCTATACCACTATACTTTTTCATAAACGATTTGTTGTATTCCATTTCAGCGGCAGATCCTTTTACACCACCATATAAAGGTCTAAATGTTCTAGCCTTAGCATCTTGTCTTGAAGTCTTTTGACCTGCTTGTGTAAGAACCTTAGAGGTGTAAGCATGTACATCAAAGCCTTCATCTATTTCTTTACGACCTGTAGCATCATCACTCATCCATACAGCTATTCTAAATTCTAGTTGACCAAAGTCAGCTTCTAATATTTTACCACCAGGAAAACGAGATACCACTGCTTTTCTCACTGTAGCTGTACCGCCACGAGGTAAGTTTTGGAAGTTAGGATTAGATGAAGATAGTCTACCTGTGCCTGTCCTTACTTGAGATACCTGGGGATGAAGAATACCATTGATTACATTCTTGCGAATACCTTTGCAAAACGAATTGATATAAGTATCTAGTGCATTAATACGTTGCATATTAGTTAAAAACTGATGAGCAACTTCTAGGTTGTGCTGTTTAGCAATGACTGCCAAGCCTGCTAACGTAGTTTTATCTGTTGCAAAACCATGTGACATAACTTGTTGCACATGTGTTGGTGAAAATTTAAAGCCTGCTACATCCGAGGTGGCATCATAAACATAGCCAGTACCAATGCAATGCTTACACATAGGCTGAATTTTGTATGGAGATCCATCTTTCTTTACCTTATATTGTTTTCCTGTCCCTTTACATTCAGGACATTTTCTTACAGTTGTTTTACTTACAATCTTAGTCTGTTTTTTAACTTGCTTTTGAAACTCTTGTTTAGGCATCCTAGGGCGATACTTTTTTTTACCACTAGCTGTAGTACCTATATTAAAAGTCTCAGCCCAAAGCTCTTTATCTACAACACTTCTAGACCATATAATTTCAGAAAGCTGCTCAGGTGATGATAGATTGTAAGGCCTATCTCCCATGACACATTTAATTATCTTTGTATTTTGAATAGCCTTCTCTTTTCTTTCCTGCTCGTAATCAGACTGTACCTTATCAAGTATATCCATATTAATACATATACCATTACGTTCTATATCAATAAGCACATCAGTCATATCATTAGTTAACTCAACAATATTTTTCATACTACAATGATCATCATCCTGGAGCATCTTATATTGGGTAGTAAACAAATCACCACAAGAAAGTAAATCATATAAATTATATTCTTCTACAATGTCTTTAGGTATTGCTTCAAAGCCTGTACCACTTTTAAATAATTCTTCTACTAATTCTGATTTCTTTTCAGTTACTCCCCAACGCTTACAAGATTCAGATAAAGATAGAGCAATCTTTTGACCACGAGCATACAAGTATTCAACAATCATTGTGTCCCACAATTTTCCATCGTATGTGAAACCACATTCTCTAAGCCAGGACAAATCAAATTTTACATTGTGTGCAATAAGTAGTGTAGTCTTATCTAGAATATCTTGTAATTCTTTATGAGACTTTTTTATATCTATGTTTGGTAATTCATTGTGATTAAACCAAATAACTTTTTTTTTATCAGGTTCGTCTACAGGCATAACGCCAACACATACCATATAGTTATCTGGTTTATAAGGGGAGGGACTTTTGTTTGTTACTGTTGTTTCTATATCTAATACTAATTTCATTCTTTTACCTTATGTGTGGAAGGCAGGCAGTAAAATAGGAATAAAAACCACCTACCTTCCGAGTCATCGGATAGAGGACTAAAGCTTGATCTGAGCCTGCTTTAAAGCATGTTCAAGTTTCTTAACTGTGTGCAGACAATCTTCTATGTATAGATTTTTCTCCTTGGCATTAAGAGGCGAAACTACCGTGAAGATCTCATCTATAATGTCTACGACTTCGTGACCAGAAAAGTTACTTAAACCACTAACAACATTACTCCATACAGCAACACTGCTTAAAGGCTTAGACTTAGCTTCTATTGTAATATCAGCCTGTTCTCCGACAATGTCAACTTTCTGCTCAGGTATTTCTGGTGAAGAAGGCGGCAGGATAAGACCGTCATCATTATCTTCAAACACAGAAAACTCTGCTAGAGCATCATCGTTGACGTTTAAGTCTTCGATACAAGGTAAGTTATTGGGGGGGACAGTACCTTCATCTAGACTTAAATCATTTTGTGGTTCTTCGATAACCACTTTTGTTTTACGTAATCTTTTTAAAGCTTCTGAAATAGATTTAACATTATCAGTTTCAACCCATTCCATAACTTGTTCTTTAGCAACTGCAATCTTTCTGTAGTTGTGTGCCATTTGCCTACTAAATGGTAAGTTTTCTGTAACCCAAAACTTCCATCTAATACCATTCAAACTACAATGATCTTGTGCTTCAATAAGTAAGTCACCAATTTCAATAGCAGTTACTAATGTGTTTCTAACCAGAACTTTCATAGTCATAGCTTTTTCTTCTATTTCTTTTCCATATGCATTAAGCACAGGATCTACCTTTATAGGTAATGGTTGATTCATAATTTCCTCCTAATCTCTGAACCGTGCAGTGTCTGAATCGACAACGCATACCCAACGATCTTGAACACCATTAATTTTATTCTTAACAACATTTACCCATCGTTGGTTAGTGTCACCCTCTTCAATATTTTCTTTACCAAAGAGGACTATTAAATCAGCTTCACCTGCTTTACCTGTTTTAGAACCAGACATCATACCATAATGCAGCATTGTCTTACCTTCAGCATCAGCAGATAACTGATTAAACCCTAAGAATACACAATCATATCTTTTAGCAATAGATCTTGCTTGACCATACAATTCTGTTAAACGTAAATCTTCACGAGCAAATGAGCCTGACAAAGGTACTTTATCAAGTATATCAACACAAACGATATCAGGTTTTTCCTGCTCTATTTTCATTTCAATCTGACCAAGTGTCATTTGATCACCATCAAGTACGATTAGGTTGTCACCAACTTTCTTCCATACTTCTTTTAACTTTTCATTTTTACCTTTTAACTCACGAGTTACAATACCAGATGCAGCAGATAGCATTCTATGTGTGTGTCGCTTTGGTAGTTCTTCATTTGTAATACACAATACTTTAGCACCTTGATCAAGGAATCCTCCTGGACCTGCAACAGAGTAATGCCAGAACATGGATTTACCTACATTAGGCCTAGCACCACATATAGCTAACATTCCTCTTTCAATACCAGGTACTCTTGCATCTAGGGAGGGTAAATTAAATGAGAAAGAGTACCCTTCATCCATACCACTTAATAATGAATCGACATCTAAATTCAGTTGTCTTTTATCACTAGTATCTGTAGAGGCATGAATATCTTTTAATTCTTCTAATCTTCTTATTACAGGATAAGGATCATAATGCTCACCCTGTACAATCTTAATTGCTTCTTGAGCTACTTCTCTAGCTGACTGTTGTATAGATAGTTTACGAACCATATCTCTAGCTACATCTACACCAATGTCTTCTACTTTCGATAAAGCATTAAAGGTAGCTTGTACCTGGGCAGACTTAGCTGAAGAAAGATCTGGATGAGATGCAAGATAATGCTTCTCTACTTCTGTTATGGTTAAATCTCTATCGTAAGAGTCGTAAGCTGAATAGATAGCATCTTTAATCGCTTTTGTTCCATTCAAGAATACACTATCTGATACATCTTTTACTTCTCTAGCAAAAGTTCTATCGGTTACAATCTTCTTTAGAAGTTCTCTATATACATCTGTTGTACTCATATCCTATTATCCTATTTGTAATTCATTCATTGCTTGTTCTTTGTTAAAATATTTTAAATCGTCTCTAATTAATGCGATTCTACAATTCGTGTATACACTTAAAGTCTTTTGGATGTCAAATGATTTCGCATAAGCATCTGGATCAAGTGCAACAACTAGTGTCTCATATTTTTTTAAAATATCCACATAGTTATCCAACAATGATGTTCCTAATAAAGCAATGCCTGTACAAAAAGGTGCAACTGTAGTTGCTGATGTAGCATCTTCTACAATTACTCCTGTTGTGCCACTGCCGATTATAAAAGGGTGTGCAGCATTATCATATCTATACCACTTAGGTTGTTGTCTAGAGTTCAATGCTCTACCCACTGCTCCTACTACTTCGCCTTCATGCACAATGGTAAATACTGCTCTATGCATTTTAACATCATAGTAAAATCTATCTTTATCTAATAAATAACCTTCTAAGCAATTAAACTTTTCCAGGTAATTCATAGTTTCTTTAGAACGATTAGCTTCAATGAAGTATTCTGGTAACACAAAAGGTAGCTTCTCATCATTTATGTCAAATGTATTTGACACAATTCGTGATAAGTCTTCTACACTTAAATCCTCTTCAGTATTACCTTTAGCTTTACATGAAGCACTAAAACAATTCCACAATAAAAAACCCCTCCGTTTGGTTACCGAAAGGGTTTTAGTATGTCCACAGAAGATACAATCTATTCTTTTGTTTGTACCTTCATCTAAATCTAGTTCTTTAATTCTTTCTAATTGATTATATAATCCATTTTGCATATCTATTTGGGGTAGGTTTTATATATACCCCCTCTACCACGTTGGTAGTAGTTATATCTATGAAATTAGATCTGTCAACTAAATTTTGAAATTTTATTATTTGCAAGGCTAATGTTTCGCATTGAAGTATTTATATGTTCTAAACATTCTAATTCAATTTTGCCTTCTAATTCATCTGAGTACACAAGCTTACTTTGTATAGACTCCATATCTTTAAATACTCTTCTGAGATCATTTAATATATTTTCCATTTTATTCTCCTTCTATATCTATCTCACTGGTGTAATGTTTTTGTACACCTCTTCTTGTAGTTTTACCATGAACAAGTTGTATCGTAATGTCCTCTCCTACCAGAGACAACCCTGAACAATATATTACGAATACTAAATTAGTTATAATAGCTTTTCATATATTCGACACAACAAACCCCATAAAAAAACATGGCAACTAAGTTTTATTTTAATTGCCATGCCTACACATATAAGGATGTTCTTACATATATACGTAAACTTTTTGTAAAAACAATCTTGACATTACGATTTTTATTCTAGCAAACACTAGTAACTGCACTTGCTAAATTAGACTTATAGGCCATGATGTACATCACAAACATTATTAAAAACAATACCTTACCTATAATATTAACTATCTCCATTATCAATCTCCCTTTTCTCTTTTTTTCTGTTATACTTCTTTTTATTAGAAACTACCCTAGTATACGTATTTTGTTTCTCTCTTATTACCCTGGGTTTACTAATTTCTTTTTTCATTTTACCAATGCCTAAGCACTCCTGCTACTATAAAAAAACAAGTTGCCCAAGCTACAAACTTTTCAATTAATTTTATGTATAATCCTATCTTAGCTTGTTTCTGCCGCAGGATCGCAGTCTTAGGTGTATCATCATCTGTTTCACCTATAGGATAATCAATAGCTCTTGCAATTATTTTTTCTAACGAAGTGTACATTAATTTAAATCCCTTGGATCTATAGGCTCATCATTTTCTAACTGTATCTTTTCTAAATCTTTCAACACTTCTTGTACTTCTGGAAACATTACTTGCATAGTAGGAAAGTTGTTCCAGTCTTGTTGTTCAAATTGTTCTACGAGTTTCATAAAGTCTTTATGGTTGGTGTGTGTTCTCCATACAGTAAGTCCTAAGAATATAAATAGACTAGCTACATCCATAGGATGAACGTCTTTCCGGTTTAGATTTATAACTGCATTAATAAATTCTAAACTTATTTCTTTTACATCTTCATCTGATAAGTCATCACTTTTTGTAAACATTATTTAACTCCCTCTGTTTTTAAAAATATATAAATTACAAGTAAAGCTGTAAACAAAAGTATAAACGAACAACTCCACCCAAATATTAAAGACACTGTTACTATGTCCATTTTAATTTCTCCTTCCTTAATAATTCTCCTTTAAACTTTTTCCACTGTGGAGTTGTCGTGTCTACACGATCTACCTTTTTTTGTACAGGGGTAAAATTAAATTCATGTTGTGGATTAGTCATTTAAATCTCCAT